ACCATTCACATTTACCTTTTTCTGATGCAAGTTGAGCTGATGCTCTTAGTAAACTATATTGAAACTTTTCTGTAAGTTCATGTACTAATTTATGTGCTTCTGCATCATCATACTTAACTTTATTCTTTGCAAGGTAATGTGCAAGTCCAATATACCCTATTCCTAATGACCTTCTTGCTTTGGTTGATACCTCTGCAGCTTTCACTGGATATTTTTGATAATCAATTAATTCTTCTAATCCACGAACTGAAAGTTCACAAAGTTCTGGTAGTTCATCTATCTTGATTGAACCCACATTGATTGCAGATAAAATACAAAGTGCAACCTCTCCATCCTCATCATCTGGATGTGAGATTGGTTTTGTAGGTAAAGTAATCTCTTGACATAAATTTGACATACTTACTTTATCTGAGAATGAACTATGACTATTACTATGGTCAATGTTCATAATATAAATTCTTCCTGTCTCTGCTCTTTCCTTGAGCAAGTCCATCATTAATGTTCTTATACTTATTTTCTTTTTAGGGATTGAATATGCTCTCTCGTACTTTTCGTAAAGTTCATCAAACCCTTCTGTTCCAAATGCATCGTAGAGGTCAGGCACATCGTGAGGACTAAACAAAGTAATGTCTTCGTCTTTGATAAATCGTTCATAAAATAACTTACTTAATTGGATTGAGTAGTCAAGTTTTCTGACTCTATTATCTTCTGTTCCTTTATTGTTTTTGAGAACAATAATGTCTTCAATTTCTTGATGCCAGATTGGAAAGTGGACAGTAGCACTTCCACCACGAACACCATTTTGGGTACAACATCTGACAGTAGATTCAAATTTCTTGAGGAAAGGAATAACTCCTGTGTGCTGTACTTCTCCACCACGAATTTTAGAATTGATTCCACGAATCCTACCAGCATTGATACCAATACCAGCCCTCTGTGCAACATACCTACCAATAGCCATATCAGAAGAGAAGATACTTGAAAGAGTATCATCACTGTCGACCAGAACACAACTAGCAAACTGTCGAAGAGGAGTTCTAACCCCTGCCATAACTGGGGTTGGAATGTTGATTTTAAATTGACTAATTGCGTCATAATATTTTTTAACATAATTTAATCTCGTTTCTTTAGGGTAGTCCTTAAAAAGAACTGCACTAATCAAAATATACATGAACTGAGGTGTCTCATACAATTTACCAGATGACCTGTCTTGTACGAGATACTTGTCCACTACCTGTTGGAGACCTGCGTATGCAAACAACATGTCTCTGTTATGATTCAAATACGAGTTGAGTTTATCCCACTCCTTATCGTCATAATAATTTATTAAATCTTTATCGTAAACACCATATTCGATATTTCTTTCTACGATATCTTTCAATGGTGGATAGATTTTACTATCTTTCCATTTAGTATTGAATACATCCTTACGAATTGCAAACAATAATAATCTAGATGCAACATATTGATAATTAGGTGCATCTAATGATATTAAATCTGATGAAGATTTAACTAATGTTTCTTGAATTTCTTGAGTAGTTACTCCATCATAAAACGACAAGTTTGCACTCATTTCAACCTGTGATGCAGATACTCCATTGATACCTTTACATGCAGCTTCTACCATTCTATGAATTTTTTCTAAATTTAAATTCTCTTTTGACCCATCCCTCTTTGTAATACTTAAACCATTACCATTCACTATACTTTACTCCAATTATTAATTGCAAGGGATAATTCTAAACCTTGTCTTGTATTATTATTAATCACATCAACGATTGATGGTATCTTGTTAAGTACCATATCATTAATATCTTTTTCCCTTATCGTCTCTGGCCAAACACAAACCTTATATCCTTGGTCACCCATAGACCTCATCTTCTTGATGATTTCTTTGTTCCGAGGTTCATTGTCAAAAATAAGAGTAGAACCACTCTTACTAATTTCGTTTGTTACCTTAGAGAAGTCTGAACCTGCGACTGCAATGCAGTTGTCCAGAAATAAAGAGTCAATTGGCCCTTCAACAACATAAAGAGGTTGGTTGAAATCAACTTTGTCGAGATTAAAAATAAGTGGTTTTTCTTCATCGAATCGTAATGTTAAATATCTTAGTTGTGAATTATTTAATGCTCTACCAGTTATTCCTATAAGATTATTTTGTCTATCAAAGAAGGGTAGAACTAGTCTTGGGTCGTTTCCTAAAACTCTCTTATTATACTTATAATTTATCGAACTTAGACTTTGTGATTTCTCTACAAAATAGAAATCTTTCCACCATTTTTTTGGTATCTTTCTTCTAGTCAAATATTCAACACATAATTCACTATCTTCTGCTTTGGGATATCTTGCAAGTATGTTAGATTTGAACTTTGGTGGTTCAAATGTAAAGTTTTGTTGTGCAACTGGTCTAGTATCATTTTTCTTACCAAACTTTTCCATGACCCATTGTTTATGCAACATTTCATCATGGTCTTTTAAGAATATACCTATATTAGTAGAATGACCACAATTATGACACTTATAGACATAGGTGTCCTTATGCACGAAGTGGTAACCTCTTGCTTTCAGTTGGTTACTAGAACTGTCTCCACAATAGGTACAAGAATGGTTAAAGAGTTTATCATCTTTCCATTTACCATTTCTCAACCTAGGAGATACCAATTTAAGGTATTTTTTATCAATCCACAAAGACATATATCTATAATACTATGTTTTTGGGATTTGTCAAGGTATTATTCGTTCTCTCTTACGAATAATTAGACATTGGTTTTAGTTTTTGGTTATGACTGCAGCTTTTGCTTCTGTTGTAGAACCATCTGGGTTCTTGATGGTAACATTCCTATAGTAAACTACAACTTCTTGTACTTCACGAATGTATCTTCTTAGTTCTTGCATGTTATATGACATGAGTTCGTAATCACTGACAGACATTGCAACAAATACGACATCACCACTATTGGCTTTCTTCATGTCGTCTAAAAATCTGTCTAAGTATGTGTAACCTTCTGGCCAGTCTGGATTTTCTTTGCCTAGCGAGCAGTCTCTTTTTCCTGTATCTTTGTCTTTGACGCATGGGTTTGTTATTTTTGCCTCTGAAACTACATAAAACCTAGGTTCTTTTAAATCAATGTTCCTAGGCATTGTAGGTTGAATTATATCAATCTCCAATGGTTTACTGACTATCTCTACTTTCTTAGTTGGTATTAACGAACAACCACTAATTGTTAGGGTTGATATCAGAAGTAGGGTCGTCCAACGAGTCCAATTCTTTGCTATCATTTTCTATACTCTCAAATACTTGCTTTGTTGAGTTATTAACTCTTTTTTCAATCATGCCAGGCTTTGCAATTGCAAGTTGGTTTAAATTATGTCTTCGAAATATATCCAGATATGAATTCATTTCTTGTTCAATCTGTGCATTCTTTCTACTCATTTGGTTCAATGCTTTACCTTGTTTCTCAAAGGATTCTCTCATTGTATCCATAGCTGCCTGTTGTTCTTTCACTGCACCTTCAAGTGCAAGATTGTTTGCACTCAATACTTGGTTTTGATTATAGAGATAATAACCCCCTAATCCTAAAACCAATATAATTCCTATCAACATCTGTTGCATTATGAATTATCCTCAATCCATTGTTTGATTTCTGCAACTGTGAAAAGGGTTTCTGCATCTTCATCTGGTATTTCAACTTCATACTCAGACTCAATGTCCATAACTATTTCGACTACTGATAATGAATCTGCACCTAAGTCATCAACAATATGTGACTCATCTGTAATTGTAGATACATCTACATTTAATCTTTCTGATAATATTTTCTCTAACATTATAACTCCTTTATTATATAGTTCAGTCCTGCGGCACTTCTATATTCAACCACCTCATTATCTTCATTTGTAAATTTGAGATGTTTTTCTTGTTGTTTATGAAGTTTCTTAGCAATATAAGTCCTGTCATCTGCATCACCCCATTCTTTATTAAAGGATACAGTAACTTCGTATCGAGTTCTGAATAAATCTATGAACCACCAAAATGCACATTTAATCCATTCCCAAATCTTAGTTATCCACTTTTGCACTTGCTCTCCACTGATAACATGACCAATATCTTGCTTTCCATTTAGGGCCAGGATTTGCACAATCGTGTCTTGCTCTAAAAGATTTTCTTCTAGCAGGGTCGTCTCTTTTAATAGACATTTTAGGGTCACCAAATCTAACTACAACAACTTTACCACTTTCACCCTTTACATATACTTTAAACTTTTTATTAGGGTTTTCTGATGTTCTTATAGGGTTGTTTAATGTAACTTTCTTACCTTGATATTCTGATTCTGTGATTACATGGTCATAGTGACCAGTACATTCTGCACAACATTCTTCTTGAGCTCTTTTAATTTGGTCTTGGGTTGGAGCTCCTTTTTCACCCTTCTTTCTCATCTTTTCACCACGAGCTCTTTTCTTTCTGATATTGTCCCAAAGTCCTTCTTCTAATTCATCACCTTGTTTTAAGAACAATCTGTTTTTCCCTTGTTTTTTATCAGTTACTACCATCCCTACCATTTTTGCTATAGAACTAATAAATGCCATTCCATCTTTTGCATTTGCTCGATATTTTTTACCCATTTCAGCTTTGAGTTTTTTAACAATAACATCAAGTACATTTTCTACAGTACTGACTAATTTACCATCCATTATGAGTCTTGCTTCATTTACAGATGAAAGAGAACCTTTAAGTACAACCTTTTTCTTTTCTTTTTCTTTATCTTTGACATGAGGTGGATGTTCATCATCACCAGCAACTAATGTACTGAGTTGATTAATCATTGTGGTCAACACTGGTGTTGGTAAGGTCAACATAAATTCTATTTGTTTCTTAGAAAGACCTTTTACTTTTTTAAGTGCATTTTTTATTTTTACACTTTCAGTGATTGCATTTTCTTGGCCAGGGGTATCTTCTTTGTACCTTTTTAAAAGTTCTGGTGTACCTATCTCCCTACCAGATGAATCTTCTTTCTTTTTCTTTTTACGAACAATAGGTTCATTAGTTGCTACTGCAACTCCAGTTGCATTTGCTGGTGCATCTTCGAATACTTCTTTGAACCTTTTTATTTTCATTTTACTATTTCCAATGGTTTACTTAGTTCTTCCCAAGATGTTTCATAGTCTGATTCACCGACTTGAAATTTAGAAATCCCTAACATATCATATTTAGGTAAAAGTCTATCTGGAAGTAGTCCAACTTTTTTTAGATTAGGCATAATTCTAGTAAACAGTAGTTCTTGGAACTGAGTATTCAATGCATTTTTTGTAATATACTTATCTGTATATTCAATATCAAATCCCCATTTTTCCCAGACATCATATTGTTTGAATCTGTTTCTTAATACTGTACATGCTTCTAAACAAAAATCTTCTCTTTCTTCTAGTTCTCTAGGAGTTAATGTTTCAACATAACTCTCAAGATAATTTACTCCAAAAGTAACATGTCTTGCTTCGTCTCTAATAATTAGAGTAAGTAGATTTCTTAATACTGGGTCTGTAGTTGTTTGTTTTATTGTATTAAAGATTGCAAGTGCAAGTCCCTCAATAATAATTTGCATTCCGATAAATTTTAAATCCCATCTTTCATCTGTAAGAATTTTATCTAGCAATGCTTTCAACTGTGTACCGATAGGAAACATTCTACCGACTCTAGTCTGTATATACTTATTGAATGCTTCTACATGTCTTGCCTCATCAAATGTTTGTGAAGCTGCATATAGTTTTGCATTGAATGTAGGTGCGCAACTTGTAAGTTGAGATGCAACTAATAATGCACCTTGTTCACCATGTAGTAATTGTGAAAGTGTCCAATTATTTAAATCTTGAACGAAATCTTTTCTTTGTTCTATTGACAATAGTGAATAATCTTTGTGGTCTTTCCATTGTTCATTGAAAAACATAAATGCAGTTTCATCTTCATCTGAATTATCTAAATCCCAGTTTATATCTTCTTCTACATTCCAATTTTTTTCTTTTCCTAATTCATATAGTTTTTTGATTCTATTGTCTTGAACTGTGTAATCCCAATTATAAGAACCAGTTAGAGGTGTATTGAATATTTCAATTACATCTTCTGGATTAATTCCTTCGTCTTCCACTGGATAGTTTGCACCATTGAAATGTGCAATGTCTTTTGGTGGGGATTGTACTTTAGTAATTTTCATAAATCCATTCATTTAATATCGTGACCTGTTATCAACATGGACTGGTCTTTTGTTATGTTGTAGACTCTGTATATGTCTACTCCCATCACATTATCAGTCGTTCCTAATACCTGTACTTGGTCTCCTCTCGTACCAATACAGTCCTCTTCGTTCCAAACCGATTGTCTTAATTCATACTCTTTTCCTTTTTGTAGATTATTCATATTATCATGACCTTCTAATAAGTCAAGTACTAAATTGTTTTCTCTGAGATATTGATAGAAATGTCTTTCAAGTGATTCACCATCAATATTGAAATTTTCTTTGAGTAAAGCTAATGATGCAGCGTAAGATGCAAGTCTTGTCCTACCAAATGGTAGTAGTTCTAAGACTCTTTTTAAATTGAATACTAATCTATGTAGTAATGTGTATGAATTTTTTTGTTCTGAACCTTTGGGTTTGACACCCTTTATTCTTTTACCATTGTCATCGATAAGACCGAACTTGAATGCATCCATGTCTTCCCATTTTCTGGTAAGCATTTTAAGGATACGAAATACTATGACTGTATCAACTACACCCATTGCACCTTCTTTTAAATTAACTTGTTTCATATCTCTCTTAATACCTGTGCTACTTCCATATCAACTGGTATCTCTGTTCTCCAGTCTTCTTTAACATAGTCCATATAAATTAAACAAGTTTTGAGTACAGGCCAGTACTCTAAGTCAATTTTGAATTCTAACATCTTGATTGAATTATCGAATCCAAATATATTGAAAATGACGATGAGATGATTAAGAATTAATCTTTCTCTGAGTTCACCATTTTTATAGTATCTTCGTAACAGTCGTTTTAGATATCTGAACCTTCTAAGGTCTTCCATAAACTCTTCCATGGAAGTGCATTGAGGGTTATCGTAACACTGCATTGCAAACATGGTGAAGTTTTCATCTGTCAACTTCTCAAATAATTTCATAATTTATATCCTAGTTTTTATACTAGTATATAGGTGTTTTGTAAGAAAAGTTATTTGATTTCTGCAACAACTTTAAACATTTTAGTAGGAAGTCTTTCCCACTCTACATGTAATTTTAGGTCTGGGCCTTTTGCAGATACGAAGTTGTCATCTATATCACCATCTTCGTCTTTACCCATTCTACCACCATATTGTGTTATAGGTAAATCTTTAGAACCAGAGTCCCCAACATTTTCTTCCAATGTTGGGTTAAACTCTATTCCAATTTGTGTTACTTTTCTATACAATTGTTGCATTGCAGCTTCAACAGTAATGTGTTCTCTGTCTGCAATATCACCTATCCAAGTGTTTAATTTATCTAAAACTGATTCATCGGATGAAAATTGATGTAAGTCTGCTGGGTCTATACGACCAGTTGTGTCTTTGTTTAACTTATATCCACCACCATCTGTTTCATAGTTTTCACCAATATATTTCTTGAATGTTTTCATAATTTATTCCTATTAGGCAGCTACTGTTATTGTACCAGCTGCAGTTCCAATTCCTGCGACACTAGTAATAGTTGCGTTTCCACCTTCTGCTTTATCAACAATAGTTGAACCACCAGCATGTGCTAATGGATTTGCACCAAAACTTAATACATCACCTGCGTTGGTAGCGGCATTTGCAGCTCCGATTGCAAGACTGAATGTAAGTTTATTAGTTGATGAACCACTTGCATATGCTAATAAGTGTGGCCCTCTTCCAGTACCAGAACCTTGGTTACCATTAGATACTGATAATGTAGGTGTTCCACTTACTGTTACTTTCTCATTGAAAGTTACTGTTGCTGATAATGTACCACCATCTGATTTATCAAATGCAGTAGTTACCCATGTAATATCAGTAATGTCTGCTTGACCTATAGAAGTTGCTAGTTCTCCAATTGCACAGAGAACTTCTTCTTGATGATTATCAGATTGCTTATATACCCAACCTCTTGCGTCTGCAAATGTTAGTTTCTTTTGTGCAGCTGTCAACCATTTTGGTTTGGCTTCGTCTGCATCTGAATTACCCCATAAAGACATAATTATCTCCCTTTTTTAGTTCCCTGTATGAGAAACTTTTTGTTTATACTATTGTATTTATAACTTTTAATATCTCAGTTACCCCAATACGCTCTTAAATCTGAATCTTTTTCAACTTCATTTATGAAGTCCATATTAATTTCATCCTCAAATACTATCACCACTCCACCCTTTGTTGCTATATACTTACCATCTATTATCTCGATAGGTGTTGGTTCTGCAATCTTATATTTATCATGCAAGTGAAATGGATATTCACATTCTTGGTCTTGATTACCTATATTCTTATTTTGTATTACTACTTTAGGAAACTTTCTTCCCTCGAACCAATCACCTATTTTCTTAGGATTATTTCTAAATGCATCTAAATATTCATTACCTGTATAAGGAATAGGAAAAGTATTGTTTACATATGGTCTACAGTTGTTTTCTAAAAAGTAAAGTTCACCATCTTCTCCTAACATCTGGGTGATACTTCCTTCGTATGTACCACCTAACTTTGCAGCTTGATTAAGATATTCTACAACATTATCTCTTACCATCTTATCAACTTCTGGTGTAAGTTGATTTATTGTAGTATCTGCATACCAAACTACTGGGTTTACATTAAAAATTTGTTTTGCTTTTGATTCATCACATGATTCAGAAAAGGTAAATGACCATTTTCCATTTGACATAATGTAAGATATGTTAGTTTCTTGTCCTTTTATTAATTCTTCTATATAATAATTGTATATTGCTGAGTGATGGTCACCACCAAATAAATATTTACCAGTTGGAAATGCCTCAAGCAGTCCTTTATCTTTAACGATTGTTGCAGATGTCCATTTGTTAGAAGGTTTAATAACAAATGAATTTGGTAAAGGGTCTAGGTCAATATCTTTATGACTATTACCTGTTTGCAATATTTGAGGTGTTTTCATACCACAATGTTTTGCAAAAGTATTTGCAAATATTTTTTCTTGTTCTAATTTGATTGCATCTGGACTTGCAGATACAAAATCAACACCCCAATCTTTTAAATGCATTATTTCATTAAAAGGTGGATAGGTGTTTACAACCAAATCTATTTTATATTTTTCTAAAGTCTTTTCAAACTTTTCTTCCATCCATTTTGGTAATCCATTACCAACCTCTTCATAAGTATCCATGTCAATAAGATGAGACCAAGAATGTCCTACTGCCCAGACTTCATGTGGTAAATCATCACCAACTGTATTAATACCTAGTGATTTTAAATAATTTTTTGAAAGTGATTGATTAGTATAGACTGAATGTCCATCCTCTGCAAGTTTCTTCATAAATTGAAGATTGTGTTGTTCCATTTCAACGAATAATATGTTCATAATATATAAATGTATTTATGCTATTGTTTCTGGTGGTATAGGTGCTGGTGGTGGCATATTTGGGTCGTCTCGTGTTTCCATATAAGGTCTTTCAACTTTATCTGGTCTTTCAATATTGTCTACATGATATAATGGATGTATCGATGGCCATCCCATACTTTCACCACCAACTAATCTATAAATAAAAGAAGTTTGTTCATTAACATCAAAACCTAGTTGTAATCTTTCATTAAAACTATATCCATATTGTAACCATATATCATGTTTTAGTGATTCACAATCTCTAGAACCCCAAAGAAGTTGTTTTTGTATCATACCATGTGTAGCACAATAAGCTCTTTCAAAACCATTGTCAAGTATTGTTTGATATAACGATTGACCATCGTTATTATTCCAAGTTGGTGCAATCTCTGGTCTTGTTTCCATCCAATGTTTTTGACTTCCAGTTGAATCTGGTCTTCCAATCATAATATCAGTTCTCATAGTTTTTTCTTTAAAGTCTGGGCCTATTATTTTACCAATAGGGCCGTCCTCAGATGCAGTATGAATTATACCACCAGAAAAATCTTCTTGAGTATTACAAGGACAAAACATTCTAAATCCTATTAAAGTATCGTCTTCCCACCATTTTTGCCAAAATGTTGCATTGTCACTTGCCCAAACCCATAATGCATCTCTCATTTCATCTGCACTTTTAAATACTAATTGTGGGTCATACCAACTATATGCTTTGTATTTCCAAAAAGTATTTTGTTGAATATCAAATAATTCTTTGAATTCATCTTCTGTTACGAGTTCTTTGTTTGTTTGTCTATATGCCATAATGTATCCTATATTTATGTTCCAAATTGATGTCCTCTAGAACCATGTAAAATTATACTTCTTGAATCTTGTCTAGCTGCTTTAACGGCATATTGTGGTGTATAACCAGATGTGCCAACTGCATTATATTTTCCTTGGTTATAAAGACCAGCACCACCACCATGACCACAAATGGTAACAAATCCTGCTCCAAATTGAGTAGTACCTGTTGCAGTTTGTGCCATACATAAGAAATTGTTCGTTCCAATATCTGGTAAACTACCAACATGACCATTATTAAAGAATGGAGATGCTTGAATAGCTATACAGTAAGGTTGCATATTCGGATATGAGTATGCAGTACCACCACTAAAAGTTTGCCCCATGGCTGGAGTTGACGATTGTTGAGTATACACTAAACTGTTGGTTGCTTGTATTGTTGTATCTGGCCCTTTTAAGACAAAAATATAAAATATATATTCTCCATTACCACTATGATATGGATTGATTCCAACCCTTGCAGCTCCACCAGCATTACAAACTGCTGAGTAAACTGCCATCCAAGTATCCGAACCTGTTTCGTTTTTAGTGGGCCCATAATGAGTTGATATTGTTGCTGAAACAGCAGAATTTCCAGTAGTTCTAAGATATATTGGGTCTGTAGTACTAAAAGTATACATTGTTCCACCAGTAGAGACAGCAACAACTACAACTCTATCTCCAGTTGCACAAACTGTGTTTAATCCAATGTCTGACCAGTTGTTTGTGAAGTATGTTCGAACAACTGACATACCTATATTGGTATCTGTAAGACCATGTGGTATTTTTTTACCAGAGTATATAGAATTAGAATTATGTGGGTCTCTAGCATCAAGAGTTTTAAATCCGCCGGGGCCAGGTGAAGTTACTGTTACTGATGAAGTATAACCATTTTTGACACCACGAGTTTGACCACAAGTATCTGTAGTAATTGGACATTGACTTAATCCTACATAGTTACTCATTTTTACATTTTTTGCTGCAAGAGTTCTACCACTGTAAGTACTTCCAGTACCAGTATCAGTAGAAGCTACATGAGTCAAAGTAGTTGGAGCTGCAGAAGTACTAGTTTTATATCTTCCATAGAAACTTTGCATTATAAATGGTTTGTTTTGAACTTGGGCAACATGGTTACTATTACCACCAACATAATAATACTCACCTTCTAGATAATATTCTCTAATTCTATGACCAGAACCTTGACCATTACCAGTGGTAAGAAAATTGTTTGGAGAAGGTGACCATGTACAAATATCACTGTAAGATATTGTACCAGTTGACGACCCATTAGCATCCCAAGGTGCAAAAGCAAGTCTTAAGTCTGACATTTTAAGATTTTGTCTTAAACCATCATTAATTGCACTCATTATGCCATACTCCTTTTAATTGCACCAAGAGCTTTCATGAAAGATTGTTTATTCTTTCCTAATAGTTTGATTAACTGTACTCTCATTTGTGGTTTTACTTTGTCTAATGCCATGTTAATTATCTTTGCATTTTTCTGAGTAACTTTAATAGTTTTACCATCATCCAATTTTACATTACTACCAGTTCTTAAGTCTTCTGCACCTTTAAGTTGTACTTGAAGATTTTGGTCTGGGTCATTTGCACGAGGGCCAAGTTTTTTAACTCTATCTCTTTGTTGAATAAAGTCTTTAACATTTTGTTCTATATCTTTGTCTGGAGACCAGTCTGTAAATTTACCAGAACCGATTGCTTGTGCAAACTTTTTACTTGCAGTGGATGAACCCTTTGCAAAGTCTATAATCTTATTTAGTGCATCTTTCTCGTCTTTTGCTTTATTTGAAATATCTCTTATCTTATTATTTGCAGCTGGACTGTTTGCACCGAAGTCATGAAATGCACGAGCTTCAGTATGTACTTCTCCATACATTTTATGGTAATCTTTTGTGTACTTAGATTTCTTCATTGGTTGTTTCCTTGCTTTCTTATCGCCAGGTGCATCTTTGTATGCAGAAGAATCTGAATCTGACTTTTCTTTTCCTTTTTGGAAATGTGCATCTCGTTTAGACTTAGTAGATTTTTTAAGACCTTTGAAATACTTTGCTGGTTGAGTTCCTTCTTTGTCTTTGATATCTTTATCTTGAGGTTCTCTATCCTCACCCCTAAGTCGAGGTTCAGTTCTATTATACTTTTGTGTAACTACTGAAAGGTTTGACTTATCGTTATTAAGTGGATTGTTATCCTTATGATGGACATCTTTACCTACAATACCTTTGTTGTCTTTGAGAGACCTTCGTGCTTTGTTTCTACCTGCTCTTCTTTTTTTCTGTTCTTTACTAGAGTGGTAGTTTTCGTATTCTTTCTTGTAGTTTCTTTCTATGAAAGTGTCCATGTTGACTCCTAGAAAGATTTATAGATATCGTTGTAATTACTGTATTTAGATTTTGCTTGTTTCATTAAGTCGTTGTAAATACCTTTTCTGACATCAATCAATCCAGAGGGCATATTACCTAATGCTTTATGTGTTTGTATAATACCTTTCAATGCATCCC